CCAGCGTCAGACAAGACCAATGTGTAAGCGGCAGATTGGCTATTAATTGGAATACCTAAAAAACCAACGCTGTTAGTTCCGTCAGCAGTACAGTTGCTTAAATTACCACTTGTAGGTGTTCCCAATAAGGGCGTTGTAAATGATGGGCTGGTTGCCAATGCAACAACCGTACCAGAACCTGTTGTTGAATAAGAAGTTCCCCAAGCACTACCTGTGCTATTAGGAATACCAGCGCTTGGATATACTTGAGCCGCAATTGTTGCCCAAGTTCCATCACCTCTCAAATAAGTAGTGCTCGATGGTGTGCCAGTTACGGGATTGGCCGCCATGTTAGTAACGGAAGAAATAAGGTATCCGCTTGTTGGAAGTGTTCCTGTTGTTGTTCCTGTTACTGTAAGGGTTGTAGAAAAAGCGCCTGAAAATGTAACATTCCCACCAACAGTAATTGTGCTACTTCCAACATTCAACAGAGTTTTGTAAGTATTTGTTCCTGTACCAAGAAACAATTTTCCGTCAACAGTGTTTGCGGCCAACTCGCCTGAAACAATGGTTGTAGGTACATTGGTTGTTGTATCGCTATGATACAAAATGATTGGGGTAAAACCTGATTGAGCCATTAGAATGTTCCTCCGTTGATGCCTGCTGTTAAGGCATTATTAGTGTAATTGTATGTCAATGATGTGTTTGTGGTAAGAGGCTGATTACCTGTTGCAGTCGCTGAAAATGTCAAATAATTGGTCGCGCCAGTACCTGCGGCCAAGGTCACATTGGTTGCCGTTCCTGCTGTAGCGGCATTCAAATTTGCAACTTGAGTTGTACTGGTAACAGTCAAAGGTGCTGTACCTGTAGCAACGGTCGAAACAAGCGTATTTCCAGTGACTGCTTGCGTTGATGTAATTGCCGAGCCTGTACTTAAAGTATTGGTAGACCAAAAAGTACTTGATGGAATTGATGCATGGGAATCCCAAGAACCTGCGGCTGTTGAATTACTCAATAAACTTACAGTTACAAATGCACCAGCTTGAACAGTAACAATTGTGGTGCTTGAGTTATTCTTGACAACAATAGTTCCACTACTTTGGTTGTTGTTAAATGTGAAATCTGCTCCATTTGGAAGCGTAGTTGCATCAGGCAATTGATAAGTTTGGCCACCAGAGCCAGTAACAACATAATTTGGTACTGAAGATGCTGTAAGTACAGTGGTTGTACCTGCGGCGGCTACGCTTGAATAACCTTCAAAAATTGAATTTGTATTAATATTGCCATTAGCATCTTTGACAACAACACCGCTTACGGCATTGGTAGTATTGCCTAAAGCAGTAGCAACTCCAGTTCCTAAGCCACTAACACCAGTGCTAATTGGTAATCCAGTGGCATTAGTTAAAGTTGCAGACGATGGCGTACCGAGTGCAGGCGTCACCAAAGTAGGGCTTGTGGATAAAACTACGTTTCCAGAACCAGTGGTGGAATAAGAAGCTCCCCAAGATGTACCTGTAGAATTAGGTATTCCTGAACTAGGATAAATCATCCCACTAGGTGCAGATTGCCATGAGGCGGTACTGCCATTTGATGTCAGTAAGTACCCACTTGCTCCAATAGGCAATCTGGCGGGCAAATTAGACACATTCCCAATTATCAGGTCACCTTGAGTGGTAATAGGTGAAAGATTTGAAAATGCAGTGGATGCAGTTGTTGCGGCAGTTCCACCATTAGCGATGGGGACAACGCCAATAGCAATTGTTCCAGTGCTTGTAATTGTGCCGCCAGTTAAACCAGTTCCTGCTGTGATTGATGTAACAGCACTAACCCCTGCCACGGCTGTATTTACAAAGGCAGTCGTTGCAATTTGTGTAGAGTTTGTTCCGGCTGTAGCTGTAGGCGCAGAAGGAGTTCCCGTGAATGTTGGGCCTGCACTAAGAACAACACTTCCTGATCCAGTGCTTGTAGTTGTTCCAGTTCCACCATTATTAACATTTAACGTACCGCCCAATGTTATAACGCCAGTTGTTGCAGATGCAGGCGTTAATCCTGTGGTTCCACCCGCAAAAGAAGCTACACCCGCAACACTGCCTGAAATTTGATTCAGAACAAATGCTGTTGTGGCTACTTGTGTAGTATTGGTATTAAGGGCGGCTGTAGGCGCTGTAGGCGTTCCAGTAAGCGCAGGACTAACCGCCAATACCACCGCACCAGTTCCAGTTGTTGATGCATTAGAGGCTGATGTAGCGCGTCCATAGGCATCAAAAGTAACTGTAGGCAGGGTATAAGAGCCTGCTGTTACTGCGGTCGTTGCAAGGCTGATTTGGGGGCTTGTAGACCCATTGGCAACCGATATTTGACCACTGACACCAGTTACTGACACGGTGCTGAGTGCTGTACCGCTAATGGCTAACAATCCTGTGCCAGTAGTTCCTACAAGGTTTTGTAGTACCGTGGACAATGAAATTGTGGGGTTTCCAGTCGTGCCATCTGGGTTTGTAATTGTTAAGCCAGTACCTGACGATGCAATTTGCACATTGGTCAGTGTTGATCCGCTTGTTTTAACTTGAATGCCATTGCCAGAACTAATCAGGGATGACAAGGCACCTGTTACAGCAATTGTGTAGCTACCTTGTGCGCCACCATCTGTAAATGTTAGACCAGTTGATACTGCAATTTGGCGGCTATTGGCCAAACTAGTCTGTTGTCCAACAGTTAAAAACGGTTGGGTTTGTGTAGGCTGTACAGAAATCGCACCAGTTGTCGTCTGGACTGTGACACCATTTTGCACAATCGGCACTGATTCCAAACCCGTGAGAGCACTGGCTAATGGTAATTGCGTTATGGTTACATTTGACATAATTAGCTCAATGAAAGGTTGTCAAGGTTGCCATTTTGGGCAGGATTTGAAGTGGTTTGCTCAGGAGATATAACAGCATTTGAATACTCGCCAGTTTGCAAGTTATTATTTGTTGTTGCCACATCTTGATCTGGTCTTGGAAAACGAATGTTGATACGTTCAGTCTTCCGAGCCGCAAGTCGATATGGGTCTTTCTCGTCAGCACAGCCTTCGTTGCATACACGCAAACCGGGAAAGTTTGGATCGTTTCTCATCACCGCATGAGGACGCTTCATCTTGCACCGATCACAAATCGCAATCGATATTGTAGACATTCCACGTGTATCAAGGAATATAGGCATAATTACCTCGTATACACAGAGATATTAGGTGCAAAGTATTCTGGTGATTTGTCGCGTTCTTCTTGTTCGACATCATAAAGATGCTTATCTGCCATCTTTTCAAGATACATGATTCTTTGAATGTCAACTGCAGGAAACTCCAAGCTCATTTTGTGAGCTAGTAAGTTAATTACAGCCTCATACCAACGATTCGGTATGGCCAATTGCCCCGAAAGGGCACCAACGTCTTGGATATAGGCTGAATACCATACAGTGACCTGCACAAATGAAGTAGAGGGGACTGGCCAAAGCGCCAAAGTGGGATTTGGTATTGTTCTTTCAAAATAATATTGAAAAGGTTGGTTGGCAGTAAAGTTTTTGTTAGGCAAATTGGTGTAATCGTCCCTATTTAGACGTGACATCTCAATTTCTGTGCTCATGTTTCCAAAATATAGCTCTCGCAACGCCAATGTAGTGCCATTAAATGCCAAAATACGGTAGTAAATGACATTGGATCCGGGATCTATGTCTTGCCAAATCCATTGGCCATCAGTCACCGTGACTGCAGTAGCCGTATATAGCGTAGTCCAGTTTGTATTATCGCTCGAAGACTGTAAGTAATAGCTCCAAGTAGACGTTCCCCCCCCAGAAATGTAGGGCATGATGCCAATTGAGCCTATATACTGAGGATTACTTGTGCCGTAATTGATTGCAAAGTTTCCATTTGCGCTTGTTTGTTGGCAATATGTACTGACATCTTGGTCATACAAGTTGGAAACAGTACCGCCTGCGCTAGAAGTATAGCTACCAGAAGGTTGCTTCATTTGCCGATATAAGACGTTTAGAGCGTCATTTGCACCCGCAGGCAGGGTGTACATATACTGGTTTGCATTACAGCCTATAACGGTCTTAGAAATGGCAAAATACTGTATTCCACGGTTCATCATGTGCGACAAAAGGAAAAAAAGGTTTTCCCTAGCCGCTAACTGAAGCTCAGAACTTATCTCTTCGGCCAATTTTCCGCACCTACGCGCCGCATGATCAATTACGGTTTGTACGGTAACTACGGTTTGACCTACTGTTCCTGAGTATGCCATTTAATTTCCTTACCAACCGGGACAGTTCCAACGCTTTAGTGATGCCTTAGCTCTTGGCGCATCTCCACTTGCGTGTTTTACTACCCCAGACATTCTTGCACAAAATGAATCCTTGCGTGAACCACCTTGGGGCTGTGGAGCCTTTAAATGGCTTCCTGTCTCACGGTTGTACTTAGCCCTGCCTTTAGCTGTGAGTCCCGCGCCTTTGTCTGTCGATAGTTTTTCACCTCGTCCGACAGCCAATGACACGCCACCACCATCTTTGTGCTTTGCAGTTTTAGCTGATTCTTTGAAAGCTTCAGCAGTTGGGGCACCCTTTGAACCAACTTTTCGCATTTTTTCATGAGATCCATGGGCAATCCTCTCTTGTTTTGCATGAATATTGGCATACAAGCCGCCTTTGGCCATTTTCTTCCCCTCATCAGCTTTGACAAATTCTTTGCCGACCTTCTGAGGAACACCACCAAACCCACCTTTTGTGTGGGCGGCGGCTTCCATCAGCCTGTGTTGAGCAGGTGATTTACTTGGCATATTAAGCTTGTGACTCTTGCCAAGATAAACGGGCAAATGCAGTACCGTTTGAACCAATTTGGCTAACCGTTACATACAAAATATCAGGACCATCAGGATAAGTTCCCGCTTGGCTTGTAGGCACAGTGTTTGACAATCCACCACCCAATATGCAATTACCAAAAGGTGCAACTGCAGTTAAGTCTAGAGTTGTTTGGCCTGCTGTATTGGTAAAGAATGCCGCAATGGACTCACCGCCAGTGATGGTGGTTGCTGTATTGGTATTCGTAGCCACTTGCACAATTGAACTTGTATTGGTGTTGTTTTGTGTTGGAGAAGCAAAAGAAGTGAATCCACTTGTTCCACCAATAACACCATTCAAGATGAACTGAACAAGATAACTTGTAGTAGTCAACATAGCAATCTCACGCATTTGCAACTGCAAGCGATTGATAATCTCTTTGACCCCCAATGTACCCACAGTGCCGTTATCCACCGAAGGAGCCACGCGAATAGCCATAATTGGCACAGCCGTAGTGCTTGAAGTAGATACAGCCGAAGTCATACCGTAGTTAAAAATCAACGATATGTCATTGGTAAATCCACCGTCCATAACCACTGATGAACCCCAGTGAGATAGTTGAGCGGCAGTATCAGGAGATGCATACTCAACAGCAATTGGAGCAGTTGCAGAATAGGTAAATGCAGTAGCGGCGGCACCACCTGTTGCGCCCCTTGTAGCGCCTGTCAGAGATGTAGATGTCAATCCAGTATAAGAAATATACTCAATGACTCCAGAAGTACCATTACCAATAATACGAGCACTTCCACCTGCAGGGTTGAATCCTGATGTGCTACTCACATTAATCGTAGTGTCAGAAACGCCAATACTTGATGTAATGGTTGTCAATGGCAATATACTGTTTTGCTCATAGTGTGATGGCAAGTTTCCTGAACGCATATATGCTTGATATTGCACATTGTTGTTCTGGAATCCATAAACATAAATGATTGCACCACTTGTTGCCCTAAATCCAAATCTAGCTACACCTGCACCGTACCAAGAATAGTCCATGTAGAACATTTGTATTTTGGTCAAGTCTAGGTTATATCCAGATGGATTAGATGCAGATCCAGAACCATCACACACATCCCACCATTGTGATTGTGGAATCTTAGTCTCAACAACCCTTGAAACTAGAGCATTCGCAATGGTTGCACCACGATACTCAGGAGTTATATAAAGTTGTGTGTCGCTAGTGATAGTCAAAACTCTGTAAGTTTGGCCGCGAATGGTAATATAGTCACCAACCACCAATTGGGTTGTAAATTGAGTACTGCTACCAGTTACCAATGAACTGTTTTGTGTTGCAGTAACTGTTCCAGTAATTTGGTTAACGCTATTACGCAATACGCAATATAGTGTTTGGCCATCAAATTGGAAGAAGATACCGTTTTGGCTATCAAAGAATCCAATCTTGTTGCTTGATCCATACCAAGAATATGGGCTAACGTGAGGGATAGAAGGTACAGTAGATGTGGCTGTAGCCGCTGTTGGAGTTGACAATGCGGTATAAGTAAATGTCAACGCTGTAGGTACACTGGTAATTCTAAAAATACCATTGTAGGCAGACTGATCAAATCCATTAACTTGCACATAAGTGT